TCATAGTTTGAGTTCCAGAGGCTTGATTCCGTTCCTATCAGTTTCAGACAGTCCGATATGTCTGCATTGAATGCTTGTATCAACATGAATTTTATAACCATGATTTCTGGCATGAGTCATGAATGTGAAATCCTCGCTTGACCTATCAAGAGGAGGCAAATCTGTTCTGTCACATTGCCATTGGAACCATCTGCAACGATTGCTCAAAGGTGGCAAAGTTTCCAATACTTGACGATGAATAAGCAAGCACCCTGCTCCCACCAAATCCACTTCAATCAAAGCGTTTTCCTGATAACTTGTAATCCATTGAGGGCCAGATTCACTATGTCTAAGCATACATGGAACCAATGGAAGCATTCTTCTGTAGTACAAGCCAGAAACGATTGGAAGCCTGTGCGAAACAAGACGAATAATAGTGTCTGGTGGGCAAATCACATCATCATCGAGAAAGAAAAGGTATTCCCATTGCAGTTCAAGCAACTTTTGACAAGCCGTGTTCCTGCCATGATCAAATGGCATTCCACTTATAAATGTTGATGTTCCATTCGGTATGATAAGTTGCTTGAAACCCATGGCCCAAGTAGTGGCCACCAACTCTCTTGTAAGAGTGGCAACAAGAACTCTTGGATTGTGTATTTCTTGATCTAGTATTTCCCAAGAACCGGGCATAATGAAAAATCCTGTGATTACTCTCTTATAATTGTATAAGTAAAGGGAAATAAAAAAATGAATGAGTTAGTCAAAATCGAAGATAGAATCGACAATGTCATGAAAGTCATCAAGGACATGGAAGATGCATTCCTTGAGATTCAGCAACCAAGAACCGCTTATGTCCTCGAAAAGTTTGTTGTTGGTCAACATGATACAATTGAAACACAATACGCTCAATGCGTTTTGGAAATGCAGATCAAATATGATAACCTTCGTCGTGCGAAATTGGGAAAAAGGAAAATTGAAATTAAAATAAAAGATTTTGAGGACAAGGGTACTGAACTCGATCAAATTGAAGCTGATTTACTTCGTATTGATTTGGAAGAACAAGATAGGGCTGTACTAGGTGCTTTAAGAGAATTTGAAGGTCTGTATAAGATTTGGCAAAGTTTCCCCAAGAAGTTTACCCGTGCTGAACTTGATGCTGGTCAGGAACAATACTGGAAATTACGATTGGCTCGTCAGGCTCAACAAGATTTGCAGGCAACAGGCAGAATAGGCGTTGGAAACAATGAGGCACTAAGACAAATTGGTTTGTCTGGAAATCCTCAATTAGATCATGTTCGTGAAGTTGAAAAAAAATATCTTGAAGTCGGTGATGTAAAAGTATTGATTTGTGTGCCAACAAGGGAAAAGGCAGAAAGATTACCTGTTCTTGAAAATCTCGCCATTCCATCAGGAGTTCAAGTTAAATATCTTAATGTATTCGGCAGAACAACTGCTGACGCATATAATGAAGCAATACAAACGGCATTATCCGATAAAGCCGATTTCATCTTAACTGTTGAAGATGACACATTCCCGCCACCTGATGCCTTTCAAAAGATTCTAGCCAAATATAGGGAAATTGGCGATCCAAAGGTTATTTTGGGAGCATATTATGTAAAGAAAACGCCGTATCAAGAAGGCGTTCATATTCAAATCGTCGCAGGAAAGAGGCAAGCCCTTACCCTTCCATCAAATGACACGGGTCTATATGAAGTCTACACAATCGCACAGGGATTCACTCTATTCCCCATGGAGTGTTTCCTACAGACCGAATATCCTTGGACTGTTACAACTCCTCACCTGACTCAAGACAGTTTCCTTTCCCAAAAGCTCCGTGAAAAGGGATTCCGCTTAATCGTTGATGCTGGCATTCGTTGCAAGCACATCGATGTATCTACTGGCAAGGTCTATGAGTGAGTGGAAGAAAGTTGCGATGTCCAGTAAAATCAATTGCGAACTTGTATTCCCCACGACGATATTCTTCTGTGATCTTTCTGATTCCTATCGTGAGGAATTGATTGATTATACTCGATATTGCCGAGCTAGTGATCCATCTGGCGTTGAGAAGACCAACATGGGAGGTGGCTGGCAAAGTCGTGACAATTGGCTTGATAGATCGCCTTGTCGTGGTTTGAAGGCTGATTTGGAGATTCTTGTAAGCGATGTAGCCAATTCCCTGAAAATAAAGGAAAAGCTAAAGATTTACAATTCTTGGGTGAATGTGAATCCTAAGGGAGCTTACAATGTCGCTCATACCCATCCAAGGAATTTGTTTTCAGGATGCTATTATTTGCAGACACCTGAGGATTGCGGAAACATAGTATTTCATTCACCTCTACACGCCAAGGAAATGATAGATGCCAGTTATAAGGAAATGAATGCTGTGACGGCAAATCATTTAATTTATCCTGCAATCGCTGGTCGTGTCTATCTATTTCCAGCTTGGTTACAGCATAGCGTTCAGGCTAACAGGTCTGATGGCGACAGAATAAGCATGAGCTTTAATGTATTTTTTGAGCAGTTCTAGCCTTCGATGTTGTTGTAGAGTCTTACCTGATTTGCACTAAATGTTCCAGATGCACTCATAGTTTGTTCTGGATAAAGCCAATTGAGTCCCAAAACTGATTCAATAGAACCAGCCGTTATTTTTACATCTCCTAAACCAGAGCTTATTGTTGATTGATACAAGTTCCAAGGAAATGCGTTAATGTTCGTTCTAAAGTTGACCTGAGCATAACCTACTCCAGCAGTTTTATTGAATGTGGAAAAACATGATGCGTTTGTTGCAATCCCCCCTATTCCCTGAATCCAATATAGTGCGTTGCCACTATTGCCGTTCCAAGGTCTAGCATTTCCTCCACCGCTTACATTGTAGGTATGTCCAGATGCATTTGTGAAATCCATAGGTCTTGTGACACGATTGTCCCAATTCCATACTCCCCTGTATTGTCTGCCATCATCAATTGTACCTGAGTTTCTACCCCAAACTGTACCTACGAATCTCCTAGTCAAAGTTCCAGACTTGAGTGGAATGCCATTGACGAATTCAACTGCGTCTGCTCTTGATGTTATTCCACCAGTCCAAGGAGCAGAAAGTTCAAGTGCTGGAATTCCAGCGTTATTGTAGCAGTAAATGTCATAAATGCTTCCAGAAGCTATTGCTGCTGTTGATAATGAAACAGCCGTTCCAGATATTGAAAACAATCCCCAATTTGTTCCGTCATAGAGCGAAATCGAGTCACCATTGTATGGTACAAGGAAAAGAGTTGTTCTTGCTGTTAAGTCACCACTACTTACAGGAACTCCTGAAACAACGCTTATTCTTAGGTTGTTTTTCTTGGGTTCTATGTTTGTCACTTCCTTTGCCAAGTGGTTTAATCCCACTTGGTTCAGTTGGATTTTGCCACTACTTATTCCTCCGCTTCCTATCACAGGGCCATACACGGAACCTGAGGCCATATGTCCGCTGAAAACAGAGCCTGAAGCAATGTGCTGTAGAGCGATCTGACCGCTGGATATTGAACCTGATAATACGCTATTTTCTGATATATTACCATTATTTACGCTTGAATCGCCTATGTGAAATCTGCTTACCTGACCACTACCGATGCTACCTGAAACAACTGAATTGTCAGCCAGTAAAAGTCCGCTTATGCTGCCAGAAAGCAAATTTGATATTGAGGCTCCTGAACTCAGATGGAAATTGCTTACTTGTCCACTTGCAATTGTATTATTCGTTATTGATGCGTTTGCAAGTTGAATATTGGTAATTGCCCCTGAACTTAGGTGCATTTGTCCCACTTGTCCGCTGGCTATTGATCCAGAAGCGATGGATGAATTGCCCAATAGCAAACCGCTTATGCTTCCAGAAAGTAAATTATAGATAGATGCGCCAGATGACAGTTTGAAATTGCTGACTTGGCCTGAAGCAATGGAGCCAGAAAGGACTATTCCTGATGCAAGTAGTCCTCTTATTTCTCCGCTCAATGTAATAAGCCCATTACGGGCTATGAATTCATTTGGCATTTAATTATATTTATCCTTCAATGTTAGCATAAATCCTGAGATCGACTCCTCCTATTGATCCTGACGCATTAACGCTTTCATTGCCATATATCCAGTTCAAGCCCGGTATGGATTGAATCCATGCTGCTGCATGTTTGTATTCTGTGATTCCACTTGAAAGGCTTGCGACTTGGAAAGTATTGGTGACAGCGTTTGTAATACCGTTCACTACTGCGTTTGTGCCAGCAGCGCCAGTAGCCCTGTAAATTCCAGCAAACATGGATGCTTGTACGCCAAGACCCCCATAACCCTGAAGCCAATATACAGCAACGCCACTATTATTAGCCCAAGCTCTTGGAGTGCTGGACGCAAAAGTGTGGACTGTTGCATCATTCACATCCAAAGGTCTTGTTACACGATTATCCCAATTCCAGACACCTCTATACTGTCTTGAGTCATCAATAACTCCAGAGTTCCTAGCCCAAACTGTTCCTACGAACCTTCTGTTAAGAGTTCCAGACTTGAGTGGAATTCCATTTACATATTGGATTGCATCCGCTCTGCTGTTTATGTTAGTCCAAGCTGCTGAATATTCCAAAGTAGGATTTCCAGCACTATTAGGATAACAATAGACATCATAAACTCTTCCTGATGCAAGGGTCGATGTCGCTATCGATACGCTTGTTCCAGATGTCGTGTATACTTCCCAATCCGATCCATTATACAATGATATTGAATCTCCATTGTAAGGAACTAGATAAAGTGTTGTCTGCGATGTGAGGTTTCCGCTTGTGACTGGAAGACCTGAAACAACGCTTAGTCTGAAGTTGTTGTTCTTTGCGTCATAGTTGTATACTTCATTACCCAAGTGGTTTATGCCAATGCTTCCAGACAGTATTGTTCCGCTTACGACTCCACCGCTTCCTATGATGACATTGTTGTAAATGAAAGAACCATCTACTCCTGATAAACCAAATCTTGCTTGACTTAAATTTGCACTTGTTTGCGCTGCTGTTGTGTCATTTGAATATGTTAATTTGTCTGCTGTTGCGGCATATGTTGCTGCAAATCCACCAGCAAAATATCCTTTTGTTGATTCTTCTGAAACTCCTGCTGGAGCTTGTCTTGCTTGACTTAGATTAGCACTTGTTTGTGCTGCTGTAGTGTCATTTGAATATGTTAATTTGTCTGCTGTTGCGGCATATGTTGCTGCAAATCCACCAGCAAAATATCCTTTAGTTCCTTCTCCTGAAACTCCTGCTAAAGTGTTTCTTCCTTGACTAAGATTTGCTGTTGTTTGCGCTGCTGTAGTGTCATTTGAATATGTTAATTTGTCTGCTGTTGCGACATTTGCTCCTGTAGTGCCACCAGCGAAATATCCTTTTGTTGATCCTTCTGAAACTCCTGCCAAATATCCTCTTGCTTGACTTAGATTTGCTGTTGTTTGCGCTGCTGTTGTGTCATTTGAATATGTTAATTTGTCTGCTGTTGCGACATTTGCTCCTGTAGTGCCACCAGCAAAATATCCTTTTGTCGATCCTTCTGAAACTCCTGCTAACCCTTGTCTTGCTTGACTTAGATTTGCACTTGTTTGCGCTGCTGTAGTGTCATTTGAATATGTTAATTTGTCTGCTGTTGTGAGATTTGCACCTGTAGTGCCACCAGCAAAATATCCTTTAGTTCCTTCTCCTGAAACTCCCGCTAAATAAGTTCTTGCTTGACTTAGATTTGCACTTGCTTGCGCTGCTGTTGTGTCTGTTGAATATGTTAATTTGTCTGCTGTGGCGACTCTTACTCCTGTATTTCCACCAGCGAAATATCCTTTGCTACCAACTGCAAACCCATAAACAGCACCTGAAGTAAGGTGTCCGCTTCCGATGCTGCCTGAGCTTAGGTGAAATCTTGATATTTGACCTGAGGCGATTAGTCCAGATGTTATTGCGTTGTCGGAGATATGTCCGCTGTTTATAGCTCCTGAAACAATGTGAAATTGTCCAACCTGAGATGTAAAAATGTCTCCAGAAGTAACAGATGAATTGGCTAAAAATCCGCTTCCTATACTTCCTGATTGTAAATTATAAATAACAGCGCCTGATGAAAGGCTAAAATTGCTTACCTGACCACTTGCCATTGATCCTGAAACGACTGATGCGTTTGCCAAATGACCGCTGTAGATGGCAAATTGTGAGGGTAAACTTACTCCTGCCAAACCATATCTTGCTTGACTTAGATTTGCGGTTGTTTGCGCTGCTGTAGTGTCATTTGAATATGTTAATTTGTCTGCTGTTGCGGCATATGTTGCTGCAAATCCACCAGCAAAATATCCTTTTGTTGATTCTTCTGAAACTCCCGCTAAATTATATCTTGATTGACTTAGATTAGCACTTGTTTGCGCTGCTGTTGTGTCATTTGAATATGTTAATTTGTCTGCTGTTGCGGCATATGTTGCTGCAAATCCACCAGCAAAATATCCTTTTGTTCCTTCTCCTGAAACTCCTGCTGGAGCTTGTCTTGCTTGACTTAGATTAGCACTTGTTTGTGCTGCTGTAGTGTCATTTGAATATGTTAATTTGTCTGCTGTTGCGACATTTGCTCCTGTAGTGCCACCAGCGAAATATCCTTTTGTTGATCCTTCTGAAACTCCTGCTAAGTTATTTCTTGCTTGGCTTAAATTGGCAGTTGTTTGCGCTGCTGTTGTGTCATTTGAATATGTTAATTTGTCTGCTGTGGCGACTGCTACTGTTGTAAATCCGCCAGCGAAATATCCTTT